AGGATGAAAATAGTGAGAAGGCTCATACTTCTGTTACTATTGGTTATTACGAGAACGTTCTACTTAATCGTTATATTGTGGTTTGTGGAAAGATGGTTATTTACGATGGTGAGCTTCCTAATGATGGTTCTCATGGTTCAGTAGTTGTTGCTCGTTGTTTTCAAAAGAACATGAATGACCCTTATGGTGTTGGTCTTTATGAGATGATGCGAGGTAATACTGCTATCTATACATATATAAACTCCCTTAATGCTCAACAGGTTGAGGCTGAAATATTCCCACTTCTATTTGGAACTCAAGTTCAGAATGGCTCCGCTACTTATAAGAGGGGACCAAATGTTATTAATCCTAAGAATCCCGGTACTGATATTGATGTAGTGAAAACCTCCGGTAATGTTCAACAGGGAATGTTGTTTGCTGACAAACAGAAGGAAGATATTGAATCAAATACTGGAATTAATAATATTGTAGCTGGTGCTGGTGCTGAAAATACTCTTGGTTCTACAGTGATTATGAAAGAAGCTGCTTACAGTAGATTGACTCCACCAAAGAACTCAATGGTTGTAGGCCTTGAGAATGATGCTCATATTGCTAACACTTGGATGACACAGATTTATCCAGTGGATAAAATCTTTATGATTGATAATGATGAAAGATTAGCAGAGTTTGCTAAGCAAAACCCTGACTATTTTGTTGAATCTCAAGATGTTTTAGATGATAATGGTATTCCTGTTGGTAAGGTAGCAGCTGCTTCTCAAAATCTTCGACTTAATTTTGACTTCAATGAAGAGGGTGAAATTATGGAGAATGTTGATACTCGTCAGATTTCAGCTAAAGGATTGTTCGATGAGATGAAGAACTCTGGTCACATTTCAGATTATATTGAATTTAATATCGACCCAGACTCAATGCTTCTTCCTTCTCTTGAAATACAGAAGCAGACATATATGGCATTATTTCCAGTGATTACCAATCAAATCACATTGATATTCTCAATGAGGAATCAGGACCCTGAAGCAGCAGCTTCACAGTTGATGGCTTTGGAGAAATTACTTTCTATTCAAAATGGAGATATTTTTGACTATATTTCAAAAGCAGATTATGATGCAATCATAGCTAAGCAACCTTCAGATATGCAAAAGCAAATGCAACAAGAACAAATGCAACGAGATGCTCAAGCTACTGCTATGCAAAGTAAGGCAGGTGGTGGAGGTGGTAAAGCTCCATCTGGTCAGGGTATGACTGGTGATGGTACTGACCCTATGCAACCACAAAATCCGAATGAAGTTCCACGTCCTCAATCCCCAATGGGTTCTGCTGTCGATGCTTCAGTTGGTCGAGCAGCTGCTCAAGGCTAATAATTAACCGCAAATAATTATGGAAAATGAAAATGAACAAAGCATGAATCAGAGAAAGATTACTCTAGCGACCAGTGAACATTCTGCTGTTATCATTGAACTTCTTAAAGATTGTATGTCTCAAACTCCTATAGTAGTTGATACAGAATGGAAGACTATTGTTAATGCAATTACTTTGGAAGTTCAAAGTACGATATTAAGAAATATGGTTGACCACCTAGAAGGTATAAGAAGGGGCTCTCTCCATGAACCAAAAGAATAATATGGAAGGAAAAGAAATACAACGAAAAGACTTTACTGTTCAGGTTGGCTATTCAAAAGAGGCTAAATCTAAGCATTTACTCAAATTTATCCCTAAATCTATGCAAGGATTTGAGGTGAGTGCCGAAGAGATGTCGGAAATGTTGATTGGTGGGGTTAATTCTGATACCCTAGCAGCTACTTTTGTTGAGTCTGATAAGATAAATGTGGTTGAAGTTGGTAGGCAACTTGAGTGTGTATTGGATAAAGATATGAAAAAAGGAGAGAAAATCCGTTTAAACTACGCTCACCCATATCCTGTTGATTTTGCTATAATAGAACAAGTAATGGGGATAGCAAAAATCAATATGGATGTACCTGCATTTACTTTAACCAAAGAATATATAGATAAGGTAAAGTCACAGATTACTTTAAAACAAGAGAAGTTTATAGAAAAGTTCTATAAGTCATTTAAAAACATAGATAAGAAGATTAAATGAAGATAATAGAATTGACACAAAATAAACTTGCCTTGGTTGACGACGCTGATTTTCCACACTTAAATAAGTTTAAGTGGCACGCCTTTAAACGTAATGGAGGAAGAAAGTTTTATGCAGCCAGAAGCTCAAAAATATCTGATGGTAAGTTTAGACAAATCCTTATGCACACTGAAATAATGAAAACGCCGAAGGGAAAAGATACTGACCATATTGATGGATTTGGCTTAAATAATCAAAAACACAATTTAAGGGTCTGCACTCGTTCACAGAACTTAATGAATCAGGGAAAACAAAAGAGTAATACGAGCGGATTCAAAGGTGTTTCTTGGCACAAAGGTCATAAAAGGTGGGGAGCAAGGATATATTATAGTAGAAAAAACAAGCAACTCGGATATTTCAAAACAAAAACAGAAGCATATGAAGCATACTGTTTGGCTTGTGAAAAATATCACGGGGAGTTTGCTAAAATAAGTTAATTAAACCCATTTTATTGGGATAACCATCGTCACCACCCACGATACGGGTAGGAAATTATATGGAAGACACAAACAAAGAGGTAGAGAAGACAGTAGTAGAGCCAACGGTTGAAAAGATTAAGGTAACAACTCAGCAACCAAAAAGAAAAGTAGTTTCTAAGGTAAAGCCTAATGTTATTAAACCAAAGGTTGACAATTCGCAAGGAGAGAAAAAATCAATTCTAAAGAATACTCTTGGAAAAGAGGTACCTGAATCTGATTATTTCTATAAGGGTAATGTTCCATCTGGTTTTAAGGGTACTTGTGGAGAAGCAGTAGTTAGAGATGACTTACTTACTGTATTCCATAAGATTTTCAAGCCAGAAGATAATATTCTTTTTTATAAACAGACTGACAAAGAGGTTTATCTTGTTATTATTCCAATTAAGTATTCTACTTCTATTGGAGATTTCAATGATTCTATAGAAGGTGATTTCCAAAAACACGCTATATCCTTTCTAAATGAGGGTTCAGTGAACCTTGACACAATGAGAATTAAATTAGAGAGAATAAAGAATTTCGTTAAGTATTCCGATAGATAGATTGTATTTGCTACATTAAAGTTATATAATTAAATTAACCATCGTCACCACCCACGATACGGGTAGGAAAATATATGGATGAAATAACAAAGGAAGAAATAAAGACAGAGACTAAAGAGGAAACCGCTGAAGAAATAATGGCAAAAGAAGAAGTTGCCGAAGAGGAAGCAAAGCTTGATAAAGCTTTGGATGAATCAATAGAATCTGTTAAAGCTGGAAATGAGCTTACTCCTGCAAAGGAAGAAGCACCGGAGGATGCCAGCACCCCTCCATCTGATGAAGTAAAACCAGCAGAGGCAAAACCTGAAGAGGTTAAACCCGAGGATGTAAAACCCGAGGATGTAAAACCCGAGGATGTAAAACCCGAAGCATACGAATTTCGTGTTCCTAATAAAGGTAAATTCGAATCTGATGAATCTTTTGAAAAGCGAATCGAGCTTTTGGATTTAGTTAAGAAACGAAAACTTGCTAAAACTGATGAGCAACGTCAAGAAATATCAGGTGATATTAAGACGGCTAAAGGCCAATTGAAAACTCTTAATGGAACTGATAGATTTATCAATCCACTCAATAAAAATGATGGGGAGATAATCGAAAAACCGGCAGAAGAAACAGATGAAACTATAACTGCTGATAAAAAGCGTCTTAAAGAACTTGGTGGGGTAACCACAGAGGACATTACAGAGATAGTCCAAAAGGAACGCCTAGCCAATGATGTTAAGGACACTTTAGATAAATTTGTTGAACGGCATGTTGAGCTTGTAGATGAAGACACTCGTGAAGTATTCTTCGATTTCGTTAACTCTAACTACAATTGGCAAAACAAAGGTGGTAAAGCGTTGATGACAGTCTTAGAACTTGCTCGTGAAAGTATGTTCAAGCCTTCAGAAACTATTCAAGAAAGAGTACTCAAAGGTGCAAACGTTCAGGAAAAGGTTAATGCAATGCAATTCCCCGGTGGAACCATAGCAAAGACCGACTACTCACCAGAGATGCGTAAGGATTTAGATGAACTTATAGCAACTGGTTTATCAGAAGAAAAAGCTGTTGAACTTCTATCGGATTAAATAATCCTTTATAATTGTAAATTTATGGCAACAGTAAAACAAGCAACTATAAAGAACACACGTCAATTGCGTGAAACTGATAAAGCAACAGGAACAGTTACTACACTAGGAGAAATCCTAGCAATGACAGCTGGTCTTGCTGTTGCAGCAGACAGTGGTACTGTCGTAGCTGATTTATTAGGTGTTTGTAATCAAACAATCGCAGTCGCTGATGCTTTGACACGTGTTACTTATATAGTTCCAACAGACGAAGATACTTTTATCTTCACAACTACTAATAGCTCTGATGCTACACATAACGGACAAGCTATGGTTCTTGGTGCAAATTCAACAACTGTCAATAATACTGGAACTACCAGTGCTACTGGCATCGTACAGCAAGTCGAACCGTACGGAGACGCTACAGATAATCTTATTATCGGTAGATTCTTGACTCTATAATCAAATATTAAATAACAAACAAACATATGGTTGGTACAATAAATGATTATGCAGTCATCGTAAACAACGTCCTAAAGCATATTGCTCCTAAATGTTCACCTACAGTTAAAAGTGAATACTTAGATTATATGTATAAAGTTGACAACAGTGAAAGAACATATACTGATGTTGGCGTTACTGGACTTGGTATGGCTCAAATAATCGCAGACGGTGGAATCGGTGCATCTGATGCTCCAATTCAAGGTTACTCAAAGAATTATGTTCAAATGCACTTTACTAAGAAAGTACGTTTAACATTCCAAACTAATTTTTTCCTTTTCGAATCAGCAGCAGCTAAAATTAAAGGCTCTGTTAAGTCAAAGGTTATTGAAGGAAAAAATGCTATCGAGCACGCAAAGAACTACTTGGCTCAATCCCTTTTGTCACAAGGATTTGACACATCTTTTACTTGGACTCCAATTAATTCAGTAGGTCAATCAACTGCAGTAGCAACTGTAGGTGCTGATGCTGTTGAATATTGGTCTCAAGCTCATCCCCGTGAAGACGGTGGTACAGCTTGGTCTAACGTAATCGTTGATGGTGCTACAAGTTCACCACAGTTTACTTATTCATCTTTACTAGCTGCTCGTAGATTGCAGTCACAAAAGAAAGATGGAAGAGGTAATCCACTTATTTCTGAATTGGATACTTTAATTTGTCGAAGAGGTTCAACCACTGCTCAATTTGCTAAGACTATTAAAAGCACAATTGATAAAGGGTTGGCTCCACAGCAAACTAATTTGTTCAACAATGCTCCAGCTACTGATACTTTCAAGGTAGTAGAACTATCTCCTTATCAGAATTTAGCTATGGACGGATTAATGTGGGGAATGATGGATTCTAGTATGATGACTGAAGATTATGGTTTTAAATATATTGAGGCTTTAGCAACTCGTGCTGAACCAGCAGTTATTGACTTGCTTGGTAATCAGGACTTGGTCTTGAACTTTAATTCCTTAGCTGTTATGGGTGCTTCTGACCTTAGAGGTTGGATGTGGTCCGCGGGCGACGGAGTTACCACTTAAGGACATTGCACTACAGTTTAATCTATGCTACAATAAATGTATTATTAATTAATACACAAACGTATGCAAAAAATTAAACAATGCAAAAACTGCGGTAAAGATTTTGAAAAGAAATTAACCGTTAGTCAAAGGAAGTGGGCGACAATGAGGTTTTGCTCAAAGTCGTGTGCTAAGGTAGGAGTTTCTTCTTGGAATAAAGGGATACCTTTATCTGAAGAGAAGAAACTCCACCTTAGAAAGGTTCTAAAGGGTAGAACCTGCAATACAGGAAGAACTCATTTCAAAAAAGGTACAACTGTCGGATTAAAAACCCAATTCAAAAAGGGAGACACCTCATACTGGAAAGGTAAAAAGAATCCACATTTTTCTGGAGAAAATAATCCCAGATGGAAAGGAGGAATAACCCCAGAACATAAAAAGGTCAGATGGTCACAGAAATATAAAGATTTCAGGGATGAGATTTTCAAGAGGGATAATTATACTTGTAAGAATTGTGGTAGAAAAAGAAAGGTGGGTGACAGGGTTATTTTAAATGCTCATCACAAGAAGTCATTTACAGATTATCCTAAGTTGAGATTTACAAAATCAAACGTATTGACGTTATGCAAGGAGTGTCACAAAAAAAGACATTAGTCTTTCTCCCCTGTCTCTAATATAATGGAGATAGAGATAGATAGAGTAATTAAATTAAAAAAATATATGTTACAAGATGCCCACTCAAAGAAAACATCGGCTGCTGTAGCTGCTACAGTTGGAACAACAATCGTTGTAGCCGCCCAAGACGATGCTTATATTTATGTTCATGAGCTTATTGGTGATTTAGCTGGTGCGGGAAATTTAACTATTATGGCTGGCGTTAGAACACTAGCTGCTTTTGCTCTTGATGCTGGTCAGGGAATTACAGAACAGGACGAACCCGGTATGGATGGTGTTCCTCGTTTTGAATGTAGACCCGGCGAAGCTTTTAGCTTAGTAGTTACTGGTGGTACTTTCAATGGTTCCATTGATTATAGTTTTAGGTATTAATTCCAATACAGTAAACAGTAAGTTTATATATTCAAGGGAGGCGTAAGATGACAACGCAATGTGATTTACGAAATGCAATATACGATGAAACATTCCATCCAACGGAAGGCGGAAAGGAACTGGTTGCGAGATTGGCAATAAAACTCGCAGAAGAGAAAGGAGATGTTGTACTGGACGATACCGTCACAGCAGCCAGAAAACTTATCGCCGCCAGAGATGGTGAGCTGGAAAGAGATAGAGAGGAGTATTCACAAAAACTCCTGCATACGGATTAATTCTCTCTCCAGTAAGGCTTTGTGGGTTGAGCCTAAATCAACCCACACCAATTAATAATTCAACTATATGTTTACTGAAGAACAAAATGAAAAGCTAGTCACTTGGGCACAGCAAAGAGATGCTCTTCTTTTAGAAAATTCTAATCTACAGATAGAGAATGAAAAGCTTCAATCTATAGGTAAAGAGTTAGCTAACTCTAATACTGATATTGAAACTCGAATGAATGAAATTGTAGGTAGGATTGAAGAATTGAAAATAAAAGAAGTTGAATTGCAACCACTTATTTCAAAAGACATTGCTTCTCTTAAAGCCGAAAAAGCAGCAATAGAAGCACAAATTCCTTTACTGGAAAAAATACTTGAAGATTTAGCTTTAAAAAAATCATCACTTCAAACTGATATTGGTTTTGCTTTATCGACTTTTGAAATAATCAAAGATGAAGCTTTACTTTTAGATAAGGTTGTTGACCGAGTTACTTTAGTAAGTGCTGGTAATGTAGAAAAGATAGATTTATTAGTATCTAATCTTGCAACTAGTCTTGAGGAAATTATTGAAGTAAATAGAAAGAATGTTTTTGAGACAAATGTAGTTATTGAGAAATTACCAAAGATGATTATGGAAGCTCAAAAACACGGCTTAATAAAAAATAAAACTTAAACTATATGGCATACTTAGCAAATAGACTAGGTGACCCAATGAACTTAGGTTGGTTTGCAACACCAGCAGCTTTAAGGTCTGCTTATCCCGTTGGAGCCAATGGTTATTTTGCTATGGTAGGGTCAACTGATAGTATTTGGGTTTGGGACGAAGATACAAGTGATTGGGTTGATACTAAAACAACTGGTCCTATTGGGCCAACAGGATATACTGGTGCCACAGGTTACACTGGTTTTACAGGAGATACTGGTCCCATGGGTGAAACTGGATACACTGGTCCTACAGGTTATACTGGATATACCGGATATACTGGCGATACCGGAGACACCGGAGATACTGGTCCTATGGGTGAAACTGGATACACTGGATACACTGGATTTACAGGTCCGACAGGCTATACTGGTCCAACTGGATACACTGGAGATTCCGGAACTGATTCGACTGTGACTGGTCCGACAGGATATACTGGTCCAACAGGTTACACTGGAGATTCAGGAGCAGATTCAAATGTGACTGGCTATACAGGAGATACTGGCCCAACAGGTTACACTGGTCCTCAAGGAACCGCTTCTGAAACTGGAGCTACTGGATATACTGGTTACACTGGATATACTGGTTACACTGGATACACTGGAGATACTGGTCCAACGGGCTATACTGGAGCTACTGGCTATACTGGATACACTGGTGAAGCTGCTGTTACCTTAGCTTTATATTGGCATGATGTCGCTGATGGTACTATTGCTAATTATGAAAAATGGAGAAGAACTGTTCCAGTGGGAAGTGAAGCGATTGCTACTGTTACACTTAAAAATACAGATGGTGAACTACCAATTAATGATGCAACTGGAGCTGCTTACGAATGGATTACAAGTATGGGGTCACCGGGTATTCAAACAATTCCTGCTGGAGAATGGCTTTCTCATTTATATTTATCAGTAGATAATGATACAAATGCGACTACTATAAAGAATTATTTATATAAAAGGAATTTAGCTGGTACCGAAACATTGTTAAATAGTTTTACTTCAAATGAAATTAATGGTGCTTCAGCAACTCTTTATACAGGAACATTAATTCAGGCTGCTGATATATCAATTCTTGATACTGATAGACTTGTTATAAAAGTATATGCTCAAACAACCAGAACTTCTGATGTTACTGTTTCTTTCTACTACGATGGTACAACTCATGCTTCTCATGTTCATACTCCAATTAGTGAGGGAGCTAAAGGTGATACTGGTCCAACAGGTTATACCGGTCCAACAGGTTACACTGGTCCAACTGGATACACTGGTGATTCTGGAGCAGATTCAAACGTAACAGGATACACTGGCTATACTGGTTACACTGGATACACTGGTCCTGATGGAGCTACTGGGTATACTGGCTACACCGGTTATACTGGGTCAACTGGATATACTGGAGCTGGTTCAGGCAGTGATGCTTTTTCTTGGTTTTTAAATTAAAATATAATATATGAAAACACTAATTTTAGATGCTGAAACAAAAACAATATCTTTAGTTTTAGCTGGTGCTAAAGATACAACTGATTGTGATATTGTTTCCTCTTGGGCTGATGATGATGGTACGGATTTTACTGAAGGTTCAACTGATTTGGTTTCAAATGGAACTACACCAGTAGTAGTTGTTGCTGCTCCTGCAGCCTCAACTCGCAGAGTAGTAAAATCAATTTCTATTTACAATGCTGATGCAGCTGCCGTGACTTTTAGTCTTAGCCTTATTAGTGCTGGCGGAACTAGAATTGTTGCTGGTGTTACTCTTGACGTGGGAGATACTTGGACTATGGAAGGAACTTATAATAATACTGGAAGTGAAAAGGGTATTGGTGGTGATGAAGGTCCAACTGGGCCTACTGGTGCTACTGGATATACTGGTCCAACAGGTGATACTGGTCCAACAGGTTATACTGGTCCAACAGGTTATACTGGTGATTCAGGGGCAGATTCAACTGTGACTGGTCCTACTGGATACACTGGCTACACCGGTTACACCGGATACACTGGTGCAACGCCAGCATTTGCAAGTGCTGCAGAAATTAATACTGGAACAGAGGCAGCAAAAGCAATGGCTCCAGACCAATTCACAGCAGCGGAAGCTAATGTTAGATGGTTAACTTTCAACTTAGTTGAAGCAGGTACTGATTGTGAAGTAGCGAGCAATATCGGTGGAGACTTTGTATCGCCAATAGCAGGGACAATCTTGCAGAGCGACTCAACACCATTCTATTTGTACGCAACCAACAGTACGGCTGGAATAAACACAGGTACAGGACTTGTAGTTGACATCAGCTTAGGAGGGACTTCTATAATGACAACTAACAAGCTTGATTTTGACACTACTGAAAAAACTACTACTACGGCAGCAACTCCACCAGACCTTACGGATACAACAATAGCGGTGGGAGACATCTTGACAATTGACATTGATTCAATCCACGACGGAACAGCGGCTAAAGGATTGACGGTTTATATAGCAGTAAGAGAATAATATGGCTAACACACATTCAATAGATTTAGAATTAGGTAGTTCACAATACCTTAGTATATCTGATGGAAGTCAGACTGGTTTAGATATAACAGGTAATCTAACGGTAGAAGCGTGGATTAAACTTGAAAGTTCAATGAATGGAACAGTAGCTAGTAAATATGATAGCACTGGAAATAATCAAAGAAGTTGGATTTTTGAGGTTAATAGTAGTGATAATTCCCTTAGTTTTTTTGGTTCATCTAATGGTTCATCTGTTAACATAACCGAAAGTGTAAGTTGGACACCCAGTCTAGCGACTTGGTATCACGTTGCAGTATCTTACTCTACTGGTGGAGATGTAAAGTTTTATGTTAATGGTATTCAACAAGGTGCAACTCAAACAACAGCTACATTATCTTTATTTCATAGTGCAGCACCATTTCAAATAGGAGTAGTAAATGAACCACCAACTGGATTTTTTGATGGTTTAATAGATGATGTGAGAGTTTGGAGCGATGTAAGAACAGTTACAGAAATTGCCGATAATAAAGATACTGAAGACCCAGCAGGAGATAACTTACAAGGTAATTGGAAACTTAATAATGATTTAACTGATTCTTCAGGTAATGGTAATACTTTAACAAACAACAATAGTGCAGTATTTTCTACTGATGTACCATTTTCTGGAGCTTCAACATTCGTACCAACAATGACAATAATATAAAACAAATGCCAGACGAAGCAACAATTCAATTCATAGCGATACTGGTGACAATAGCAGGTCTATTAGGTTGGTTATTAAAAGTTATAATAAATCATTTTATTAAAACAGACCAAGAAAAAACTAAATACATTGAGACGCTAGTCTGTCAAAATCAGAAGAACACTGAAAAATTCACTGACATTGTCAACCATCAGAGAACCCAGGATAGAGAAATGCAAGGAAGACATATAGAAGCAATTAAGAGCTTAACTGGTGAAATGAAAAATTCTATCAAAGTTAACGAAAGCATGCTTGAGTTCTTAAAGAGAAAATGATTATGCTAAATCGCTATAAAATAAATAATATATATGGCAAAAGATAACAAACTTTAATATAATTTAAAAACTATATACTATGGATTTAGACCTACAAACAACTTTGGGGATTATAGCACTAGCTTCGGTTAAATCTGTGAATGGATTAGAATAACTAAATAAAAAAACATGGATGATTCAACTATTGGTGGCGAGAGTAAAATACGAAAAGTAATTTTTAATGAAGTAACTCTTATCATAGCGATAGTGAGTCTTATTTCGGGTTGTATTTTCTGGGTTTCTAATCCCCAGAACGCAATGCAAATTGAGATTGTTGAACTTCAAGCTCAAGTATCAAATAATGAAACAGTAACTAATGCATTGAATGAATTGAAAAATAATGATTTTCATGAATTACAAATAAAGATGGACCAAATAGAAGATAGGCAAATAGATATTCTACAAGCCTTAGCTGCAATAAATCAACAATTATTAAATCAATAATATGTCTGAAATTTATTTACAAAACGGTGCGTTTGATGGTCGTGGTGATACTGATTTTGCTGGTGGGACATTACCTTTTGAAGTTAGAGTTGAAGATAGTAATTGGAATAAGCCTTTGTACTTACCTACTGGTGAAAAGCAATTCGGTAGAAACGGTGATAAATTGAACTGCGTTACTCAAAGTAATCATAATGATTTCGAACTTCAATTGAATCAAATGATTGCTGATAAAACAATTCTTGCAGGTCATTTGGACTGGCTTAGTAAAAAAGGATTTTTAGATAGTGCAGGTAAGGTTAATTTTTCTGAAAAGTTTAATAGTATTCTAAATAAGACTGCAATTTATCGTGGTAATTGGTTACATAAAGTTGCTAATTGTGTTAGAAAGAATGGATTGATACCTCAATCAATGTTACCAGAAATGGTTGATGATAATTGGGATACTTACTATAATCCAAATCAAATCACTAATGAGATGAAGGAGCTAGGTAAGGAATCTCTTGTTTGGTTTAAAATCTCTTATGAATGGATTGATGATACAAGCTTTGATAATCTAGTTAAGCAACTTCAACACGTTCCACTTCACATTGTATTTCCTAATCATGCAGTAGTTGAGATAAGGAGTAAGCAGGAATTAATGGATTACTATGATAGCTATTCTCCTTTTGTAAAGGAAAAAGCTCAAAGTGCCATTACTTCTTACCTTAAATTAATAATTGAACAAAGAGTGATTATGCCAGAAAATATTAAAATAATTAAAGATTCTAATTCATCAGCAGTGGGGCTTTGGTACGCTTGCAAGAATCCAGAAGAGTTAATTGCTCAAGCAATTAGAGCTGGTTTTCCAATACCGAGAACCTCAAGTGGAGGTTTAAATTGGGATGAATTTATTCAGGGTCTATTAATATTAAATAATAATAACAAAATTATGAGTGATGAAAAAACTACAACTGAAATGCCTGTAGAGGAAACTCCTATTGAAGTTCCTGTAGAGGAAGTAGAAGAAGTGGAAGCTCCAGTAGAAGAAGCTCCAGTCGAAGAAGTAGAAGAAATAGAATCTCCAGTAGAAGAAGTTCCTGTAGAGGAAGCTCCGGAAGCTGTCGTGCCTAGTTTTCTATAAATAATTAAGAAATAAATCCGCAAAACAATGAACAAGCCTAAATTTTCAGTAGCCCTCATCGCTAAAGATGAAGCCTTAACTCTCCCCCGTATGATAGGTTCTTTAAAGGAATTTCAACAGCGTGGTGGTGAAATATGGGTTCTAGATACTGGGTCAACAGATAATACAATTGACGTGGCAAAGAGTTTAGGCTGTAAAGTAGAAGCAGTCGGAGATAAATTTAGAATAAATATCGACAAAGACTTAGCTGATAAAATAAATGCTAAGTTTATGATTGATGGAGAAGCTCCTGTTGTTAAGGCTAATGATTCTCTATTTGACTTCGCATCAGCTAGGAATTATATAGTTGATTTTCCAGAGAATGATATGGTATCTATGCCAGATTGTGATGAAATATTTACACAGTTCGACATTGATAAATTGGATGAAGTTATTGATAGTGGAATTGAACAATTACAATATGAGTTTGTTTTCTCTCATGATGCTGTTGGAAATCCGGTTATTAAATTTAAACATTGTAAATTTTACGATAGAAGAAAGTTAAAATGGACTGGAGTAATCCACGAAGTTTTACAGGGTGCTGCTAAGAATATGTATCTGGGAGAAGATATTATTAAGCTTGAACACTATCAGAATGAGAAAACAAACCGTTCTGGTTATATAAAAGGTTTAGCTTTAGATTGTTATAATCATCCAGAGAATGACCGTAACTCCCATTACTTTGCTAGAGAAATGTTCTATTTAGGAAGATGGAAGTCCGCGATTAAAGAATTTGAGAATCACATTTCAATGAATCGTTGGCCTACAGAGGCTGCACAATCAATGCTTTTCATTGGTGATTGCTATAAATGCCTTGGTGATTTTGATGAAATGTTGAAGTGGTATGTTAAGTCAGCGGAGAAGGAAGCTCGTAGAGAACCGTTTATGCGAATGGCTGAATACTATTCTGGTAAGAATATGCACAATCAAACAATTGCTTACTGTCAGGCTGCTCTATCTATTACTCAATTACCATTTTATTCAAATCATCAACCTTATTACGAACATACTCCACATGAATTGCTTTATCTTGCTTACTGGTGGACTGAAAAAAAGGTACTTAGTAAGGAACACTGGGAGAAAGCCATAGCTTTCTTTCCAACTAACCCTAGATATATAAATGATGCTAAATTTTATGAGGCTGAAACTGCAATAGAAAAATATACTGAAATAATAAATAAGAATGAAAACTTCACTTTTGTAAAAAGAGGTGATGGTGAACTAGCCTGTATGGCTGGAAAGGAAGGAGCTAATTGTGATGGTCATGCTTATTCACCTGAACTTGGTGAGGCTTTAAAGGAATCTTTCGAGTTTTTAAAGGATAAGGCTGATATTGTAGAATGGAATGACCAAAAGAATTATAATATTTTCCTTCATAGAAAAGATAATGATTTGGAAAAGGTAAGAGATTTCTGGATGGCAGTTAAAAACTCATCAAGACGAAAGATTTTTGTTGGACCGAATAGATTGGAAAAAGTTTGTGATTTACTTGATGCAGAATTTGTTGAAGTCCCTGTGGTAAATGCTTTTGAAGAGACTGTTAACTATAATTTGAATCCACAGAACGGGGATATTTATATCTTTAGTTGTGGTATGCCAGCTAAGGTTTTGATTGCTAAGACGGTTAAACAAAATTCAGATATAGTTTGTATTGATGCTGGAAGTTCATTTGACCCAATATTTGTTGGTGAGACTAGGACTAATCAGGCTGATAGAGAAACACTTCGTAGGTTGTATCTCCCTAAACTTGGTGATGATTTCTTCAATAGAATGTTTAATCTTCCACAGAAAACTCATCCAGAAAGATTATTTAAGTTAGCTCGTATTAGTGATGATGATAAAATAATTTACGATTTAGGCTGTTCAAAATTCAAAACTTTAGATAGAGCTATCGGAGTTGATATTGAAGATAAGGAAGGTGTTGATTTGATTGCAAGTATAGATGAATTGCCGATGATTGCCAGTGATTCTGTTGATGTTGTTTTAGCTAGTCATTCATTGGAACATATGTCTGATGTTAATAAGACTTTGAAAGAATGGTACAGGATATTGAAACCAGAAGGAAGAATAGTATTTATACTTCCTGATGATGAAGTGATAGATACTCTTGATAAACCATTAAATGATGGAAGTCACTTACAAGCGTTCACGCGACAAAAACTGGCAACCATAGTTGATAATTTCGATGGACTGGATATTGAAGAGCTTGTGACTGTTATGGAAGGTTGGAGTTTTGGAGGAGTTATTGTAAAACGACAAACTCAAAAACCAACAGTAACCTTTGTGATACCGACTCTGGGAAGGAAAGAAGGTTTAGAAAGATGTTTGCATTCAATAAAGAAGTTAAATTATCCCAAAGATAAGATTGAAGTTATTGTAAAACAAGACAGTGTTGAAGATAGAGTAGGTGTTCCTAAACTTGTAAAGCAAGGAGTTGAAGCATCAACTGGAGAATGGGTTGTCTTTGCTTCAAATGATACAGAATTCTTGCCTGATTCACTTCAAGAAGCCCTATGGGTTGGTAAAGATGGATATGTTGCTTTCAACACCGGAACCATTAGTGCAGATGAGGGAAATATTAATGAGCACTTTATGATAAGGAAAGATATTATTGAGAAGATTGGTGAAGTATTTGATACTGATTTCTGGCACGTTGGATGTGATAACCTTTTACTTGCTAAGATGAAGAAGTTAGGGATATTTAAACGAGCAAGTAGAGCCGTTGTTAATCATTTCCATTGGACTAAAGGTGCGAAGATGGATGAAGTATATAAAATTGGCTGGTCAAAAGTCGAACAAGACCGTGCCCTGTTAGCTAAGAAATTATTAGAAATATAACTATATGAAATTAAACATTAAAGGTTTTAGTGAAGAAATAATTAAAGGAGTTAAGAAAACACCCAAAGGATTAAAGGCTTTCTTGACAAGTAATAGAATGAAGTCTCTTTATTGGAGAACTTCTATGATGTGTCTATCAGTTATTATTGGTAGCTTATTTTCAAACTTAGATTTGCTTGCTCCATACGTAGGAGCTGTCTCAATTACCATGTTAGGTCTTATACTGGGTGAAGTTTCTAAGCAAATAAATAACTCTTTAGGTAAGAAAAAATTGATTTTACCCACTGAAGAGGTATAATTAAGGTATAGCCGTTAATCATTAACTAAAAAAAGATGTACCCTCAAATAAAAATTACAAATAATATAGGGAACACTATTGATATTCCTAATGAATTGGATGTCAAAACAGCTACCTATATGAGTAGCAATATTGCTGCAGGGGTACTTGCTGTTCCTGTAGATAACACCACTGATTTTACAGATGGGTCTTCTATTTTATTATTATTGTCGTCAATTGGGGCTGAAAACTGTGAAATAGTGACTTCAACTTCAAATACAGTCAATTCCTTTGTCACTTTAGCATCAGTAATGTCTCATAATCGTGGTGATATTGTCAGTGAAATTAAGTGGGACCAGATAGTGGTCTCAAAATGTACAACTATCGATGGAGTTTATACTGTTTTAGCTACTCAAACTATCTTTACTACTCAATTGAGTACTATTATCTACGATACAACTGGACTAGGAACTGATTATTATAAAATTCAATGGAAAAATTCGATTACTGGACTACTCTCTTCCTATTCTACAGCTATAAGTGTTGACGCTTATCCGGAAAATTCAGTTGCTTCTATCATTACTCCAGTCCTAAAAGCAATGGGAGTAAGTGAAGATGATAATAGAATTAATACTGCATTTTGTATATCAGCAATCAATGATGCTAGGAAATTTACTCACTCAAAGCTTTACGGTATTCGTCATGCTTGGCAACAGGAGTTTGATTATCCAATTCAAGTATTAGCTGGTAGTAATTACGTTGCGTTACCTAGTAATGTTGATTTTAGTGAAACTGATAGGTCTGTTCTAGCAGCAAGGTTCATAATTGATAATATTCTATCCCCATACAATTTAAGATATATTGATAAACGTTCTTGGAATCAAGTTGCGTTTAACATTCAGGGTGGTTTAACCACAGCGGCCGCTACGACCGTTTCAACATCACTAACACTTGATAGTGTTGGTGACTTTCCGGACAGTGCCTCGGGTGTGGCATATGTCGCTACTACTGCATACACACAGGATATTGATACCATTGCATACACCTCTATTGATTTAACAGCTAAGCAACTTTTAGGAGTAACTGGAATCGCTTACGATATTCCATCAGGGACTAGGGTCTGGTCGAGGCCCACAATTTCACAGCCTATCTATTACACAGTATTTGATGACAAATTGTATTTTGACCGAATAATTCCTGATTCAATGCAGGGCAATAACCTGTATATTGATTACTACAAGAAGATTGATATAGTTGAAAATCTTTCTCAAGAGCTTCCAGAGCACTACAGAGAGATTTACAAGTGGTATTTACGTTATGCGATTAAGTATCGTAAGGATATATCGCTTAAAAGTGATGACCCAGATTTAAAGAAGTTTGAGGATTTGGTTCAGGCCTTATTCAACAACCTCTATACTGGGCAAGATTCCACAATAATTACAAATTAAATAATAAAAGAAACTATGGCATATACAAACCCGCTGATTCCTTTAGTTGATATTCAACAGCAGGAACAGCCAGATAATACAAGTTCTTATCAGTTGATTACCTTTGGTACTGTGACTGGTGGGACACCTTATGCTGGAGCAACTTACGCTAATATCTTTGCGTTAGAATGTTTGCTTCAGGACATAGATGGTTCAGCTGTTTATCAGATGACTGGTACGGTTGCTGTTCCAGCATGGTCAGCTATCGGTTCTGGTGCTGCTGGTGCAACTGGCTACACTGGTCCTGATGGAGCTACTGGATACACTGGTTATACTGGTTCAACTGGTTATACTGGTGAAGGTGCAACTGGATATACTGGTCCAACTGGTTACACAGGTCCTGTTGGAGCTACTTCAGCAACTGGTGCAACTGGAGATACTGGTTATACAGGATACACTGGTGAAGGTGAAACAGGATATACTGGTTATACAGGATTTGGTGCAACCGGATACACTGGACCAATTGGTCCTCAAGGAGTAACAGGTTACACTGGTGATTCTGGAGCTGATTCAAGTGTTACTGGTCCTACAGGATATACTGGATACACAGGATACACTGGAGATTCAGGAGCTGATTCAACTGTTACTGGTCCAACTGGTACTACTGGTTATACTGGTGATGATGGTGCAGATTCAACTGTTACTGGTCCAACTGGTCCGACTGGTTACACTGGTCCAACAGGATATACTGGTGATTCAGGTGCAGATTCAACTGTAACTGGACCTACAGGATATACTGGTCCGACTGATGTAATCGTAAACATACTTCAGACTACAGTAGGTGGTGCAGCAACAGAGAATTTTGCAGCTGGAACATTCGCTAACGTATTAAACACAGATACAGTGTACGTTTCAGTAGCAGATAACGGTTCTAATGATGTAACATTCTTAACAGCATTGACTAACAATGCTTCTGTAGATGTAACATTCTCTGGAAACCCTTCCAATGATGCAGTTATTAGTGTTCTAGTAATGAGACCGTAAACTAATACTTTAGTTTTTCTATTCCCTGCTTATTTTTTGCGGATGAGCAGGGAGCTAGAAAAGTTAAAAACTACTATGGCAGTAATAGAAAATATAAATATACCCTATCCAACAGAAGGTGTTATTCGTTCAGCTCAATTGAGTGATAATATTTGCCCAGAAAATTCAGTTCAATTGGCAATCAATATGAACTTCGATAGGATTGGTTCGATGACTACTCGAAATGGAGTAGCAACTTATGCTACTACTCTTAGTGGAAGCGTTACAGCTTTTGGTGCTTTAAATATTCAGGGTGGTAATAAGAGATTATTTGCTCAAGTAGGGAAGGATGTTTCAGTTTGGAATGGTACCACTTGGACTTCTGTTCAAACTGCGACCGTAACTACTAAGGCAAGATTCAGTCAGTTCTTAAATAGGGTTTGGATGGTTAATGGTAATGCTGGTGATACTCCGGAAACCTCTGGTGGTGGAGCATTTGATACAACTGATGTACCAGCAACTTTTCCAGCTGGTGATTTCATTGAAGCAGGTTACGGTGGTAGAGTTTGGATAGCTGATTCATCTCTTGATATTCTTTATTACACTGACATTGTTCAATCAACAACTGGAACCAGCTATGTTTCACCTCTTACTTTCGACATAACTGCAAATTTTATAGCAAAGTTCTCCCCTCAAGACGGTGAATCAATCACTGGATTATTCAGGGTGCCAAGGGCATTACTTCTTTTCAAACAGAATCATATCTATAGGGTTTATAGCACTACAAATGTGGACCCATATCCAGCCTACAATGTTGGAACGTACTCTCAAGAATCAATTGTACAGGGAAAGAATGGAATTTACTTCCATCACTCTTCTGGCTTTTATAAGTTCACTTACGATAATCAACCAACTGAAATATCTCGAAGGGTAATAGACTTTGTGAAAGCTATTCCAAGGGCTAATTACGACGACGTGGTTGGAGTTTATGATGGTTACGATGCTATCAAATGGTCTGTAGGTGCCGTTACAGTAGGTGATGTGACGTATTCAAACTGCCAGATGAGATATTCTATGTCAACTCAAGTTTGGACTATCTATGATTTTGCCGATACTAGCATTACTGCTCTTATTATTTACGATGATGGCACCACTATCGAACAACTCGCTGGTACATCAACTGGACTTGTTGGTAATCTTGACTCTGGAAATACTGACTTCGGTGAATCAATCTACTTTGAAATGATTGACCGTTGGCGTTCATTTACTGATATGTATTCTCATACTAAAACAGCTGGAGGTATAGCTATCATGAGTAAAAATGCTGGAGGAACATTAGTTCAGTATCAAACTCAAAAGGAACAGGTTAATAAGTGGAAAGACATCGATACTATTAAAGGTGATTATGCTACTCTATTTCCTAATGCTTTAACTAAAGATTTTAATATAGTTAGACTTAGAATAAATGGAAATTCTAGCGGTACTCCAATACTCTTCAATGGTATTGAACTACTTCGATTGAATGATGTAGGGTTCGAAGAAAACTAAAAAAAGACAATGAAGTTATCGGAATTATTTTTAAATAGGTTTCTGTATCGTGATAGTAATCAGAGTTCTGAAACTCAAGGTGCTGCTTTTACTTCTTCTGATTCTTCTGAAGAATCTGGAACACCGATTTCTTCTGGTGGAGCAGCTCAAGATATAAATACTGGTAACGTTCAAATAGATGGAGCTCAACTGGAACCCGGTACCTATCCTTTAGCTACTCTCGATGTTTCAAATTGGGGTTGGGGTCAGACTTGTGCTTTTACTTCTTCTACTATAGATACTGTTACTTGGGGAGCTGGTACATTTACTTCCGCTGATGGAGAGGCCTACGCTATTGGAGCAGGGACTACAGGAGCAATGGCAGCTAAAACCTACATATACTTGGACTTAAACGTTTCAGAAATTGCATATCAATCGACTACTACATCATCAACTTCAGTTGGAGTTGGTAAGGTTCTGGTTGCTGTAGCTGAAAAGTCTATAGTTGTTGGTACTCTTGCTACTTTCAACCTATCAGAGGCTGAACAGATTATTGGTGACAATATACTTGCTAATACTATTAATGCTTCAAAAATAACCACTGGCCAATTAGTTGTTGGAACAAACGTGGGACTAGGAACAGCTGAAGATTCAGCTGGAGTGACTACTATTGTTGGTAATACAGTGACTACTGGATACGTAAATGCTTTAAATATAACTGCTGAATATGTTGTAGCTAGTGTATCCCTTACCTCACCATCAATTACTGGTGGTACTATTGCTATTGGAAGTGGTAATAATATATTCAAAGCTGATTCCAATGGAATCTATTTGGGTAATGCTACTTTTGCATCAGCTCCTTTTAGAGTAAGTATGTCTGGAGCTTTAACTGCTACCTCTGCTACTATCGGTAACTGGACTGTTAATTCAACTTCAATCTACACTGGTGCAGAAGACCATAGTGGATATACCTTAAATCCGGGAGATGTTACACTTTACTCTGATGGTTCAAACGCTTCCATTCACGCCAATAACTTTTATATAGATAGTACAGGTCACATAACTGCTAATTCAGTAACTCTTAGTGGTTCGATAACTGCTACATCAGGAAGCATCACTGGAAGCTTAGTTACTACTGGGATTTCTGCTAGTAATATTTCAACTGGAACATTGTCTGCTATCGATGTTCAAAGCGGAACTGGAAATGAAAGAATACTACTTGATAATGGTAACTATATTAGATACTACGCTAGTAATGTTCTAAGGGCTTCTGTTCGTGGGACTACCTTAGGTTCTGGTGGCTTGTTTCAAACAGGTGGTGATTACTTCCTTGGGAACAATAGGTCTTATTGGATTGGTGATACCACTGCTGGTGCTTCTAAATATGGTGGTATTTCAGTAACATCTGGTAATGATTTCTGGCTAACAATGGGAACTGACAATCAATTCTATTTATATAATAATGCTCAATCAGCTACTTACTTTACTGTATCATCAACTCAAACTTGGATTGATAACTTTGTAGAGTTGAGTACAGAGTCCTCTAATCCAACAAGTGCAACTGGAGCTATATGGCATTACTCTAGTGGTTCTGACCAGTTCAGGGGTGTTCCGACCGGTTCAACAGTTTATTCATTCGATATGACAGTAGTATAAATATATGGGAGATTTTAAAAAACACAATAAAGAAAAGACAAACTACCTTGATAAAGATAAGTATTCTTTAAGTCAAAGAAAGAAATTCTATAAAGAGTCAATCAAATCAGTTTTAAATCCATTTCGAGAACAAGACTTTGACCGAGAGACCTTTGACCCATTGGCCGAACAAGAGATTAAAGACGTTTCATTTAGGAAACGAAAAGACGTACCCAAGGTCCTTCCTACATTTGGACTTAAGCCAAAAGAGATAATGGAAGGTCAGATGATTGGTATGTATGAGAGCAAACAAGACTTGTATTTAATAATGGCACATCGAATAAATCAACTGCAAGAAGAGATTGAGCTACTAAAAACTAAGATAAAGTAATATAATAAAGATATGGCATTATCACCACAACAAATAGAGGAGCTAAATGCAGCTGCACTTAAACCGAATAAAACAGCAATAGATATTGCAAATTTGGATTATGCCGCTAAGACTTTTAATTATCAGGCTCCTACATCCTCGTCAGAGGTTCAATCAGCTGGAGGATTAACACAGATACAGATAGAAGAATTAAACGCTGCAGCTCTTAAACCTAATAAAACAGCAACAGATATAGCAAATTTAGACTATGCTGCTAAGACTTTTGGTTACCAAGCTCCTGTGGGAGCATCAGAAATTCAAACACCAGAGCAGAAAACTCAAGCGTCTGTGGATAGCGAATATGCTGCTGCAATAGAGAATAACCCTGCAATTGCTGAATTAATGCAAGGTGGAAGTTCAGTTACAGACATTATTAACGCTTTATCAACAGGTGATTTGACTGGAATAGTGGACTGGCAAGGACAACCCTTTAGTACTCAAGACCAGCAAGAAGCTCTTACAAAGGGAATGGAAGACAATAAATTGTTCTACGAGGCTCAACAAACCAAAGATACAGCTGATGAAGAGGCTAATTTAGCTCAAAAGAGTTCTGATTATCAGGATTACTTAATAAATGCAGGTCAGCAATTTGAAGCAGATAAGACTAAATCAGACCAGTCAGCTGCTGATAGAGGTGTTTTATTCTCTGGTAGTAGAGTTCAGAAAGAAAAGAATCTTCAGAGAGCATACAGTCAAGACCAAGCTTCTAATCGGAATAGATATTCTAACAGTATCGGTAATACTGCTAGAGATTTTCAATACAAATACGGTAATGAAGCGGCTGGTGGTTTAAGTAAATATTACAATCTAGGTCAAAATACATACAATCCAAATGTAGCTACTGGTGGAGTTGGTCAAGGCAACCTATCTAGTATTTACAATCCTAGTGATTACAATTTCCAAGGAACTAAGAATACTGAAAGAAGTGCGAACGCCAATACCAGAGCAGCTGGATACCTCTGGAATAAAGGTAATAAACTGTTGGCTACAGGGTATAAAAATCAATATTAAATATATGACAAATCCATTAGCAAACATTTTTAATCAACAACCATTAGATTTTAGAACTGCTCACACAACCCCAGCTTTTATTGGGGAGCCTTTAGATGTAAACACTTTATTTAATGGTAGTGGTGAGGAGACTGCTCCAGTACAGGAACCTGCACCTGTCTCTACTTTCTCTGGCTCTGCTCCCACTCCTACTGCTGCACCAGTTCAACAATCAGCTCCAGAAAATAACTTCTATGATAAATATAAAGACCCTAAGACTGGAGAAATAATGTCTCCAGAAGAATATGCAATTTACTTGGGGAACAAAGTACCGAGAGGCAATGGAGAAATCCCTAACTATGCAGGTGATGCAATGACTAATCCAAATCAATCATCCAACGAATTAGAATCTAGGGCTAGAAATTTGAATAATTCTAGGAACGATATAGCTACAGGAACTACTGACCCTTATAGTGTTGGTAATCAATCTGGTATTGCTTACAGTCCTAAAGAGTTGAAGGCTATTGAAAGTGCCTATGCTGGAGTTTATGACCCAGCCCTAAATGATGTATTCTCTCGTTTACAAGATAAGAAAGCTGAAGATGCAAAGATGACAGCTAGAGAAGATAGAATATTTGAAACCAATGAGGCTATTAGAAAGTGGAGAGCAACCACTGGAGCTAAAAGTTCTAGTAGTGGTAGTGGTAGTGATAGTGGTGGTGATGATGATGATTCTGAATTTTCTTTTCTTAAAATAGCTGATGGTGCTGGTAGAGCAGGAGTTTCACTTGAGACTTTTAAGTCTTATGATGATGAGCTTAAAAACTTTTATCTTTATTCACCAGAAATGGACTTTATAAATGTAGCTGATGACGTTAAAGATTATTATACTGCCCCAGCTTCATTTGACGGAGATAATTCAAAGGCTCCAATGTATCAAGTCTTTGAGGCTTACTACAAAGCTATTGAAGCGGGTGCTTATGACCCGAATGAGATGGCAACTCTGATAAAAGAAAGTGTTTTACCAGAACCTGTTAAGATACACGCTACATATTTGATACCATCTCCACCTAGCGAAGAGGAAGAGGAAGATGAAGGTATTGATTGGTTTTGGAAGAGTAAGTGGTTAAACTAAAAATATAATGGTTAAGTATAATCCTTTCAACCCTGTTGATAAAAACAAAATTAATCCTTTTAATCCAGTAACTAATACTGTTACTCCTGATAAAGTCTCTCCACAAAAGCAGACTAATATTACTTATGGTCAAAAAGCTTCGAATCCATTCATGTCTTTACTTGGCTATGGTGAAGATAAGGCTCCAGCTCAAAGTGCTTTTAGTTTTCAACATGGAATGACATCTACTTCCCCAGCTAATGCTCCCATGGCAGTTGCTAATAAGCAAACAACTGCTAGCAAGTACGGGCTTCCTGAATCAACTATCTCACAGGCTCAACCAGCTAAAGCTGAAAAGGAACCAACTGGAAGAGAACAAGTAATGCAAGCTGAAGAAGCAAAACAATTTTATTGGGGAGGAGAAAAGTCTGCTGTCAGTGGCTTCATTGATAGTATGACTGACTGGGATAGAAAAGACGTTCCTTATATTGGTTCTGGAATTGAAGCTGTAGATTTAGTTAAGGTAGCAACAGCAGCTAGCAGATTTGAGAAAGGAAAACAAACTCAAAAAGATATTGATTTACTGGATGAATATTTTACTAACGCCGATAAAGAAGCAAAATTAAATAAGAACAAGGGCTACTCGATTGGTGAAACAATAAAGGGTTCTCTTCGGTTTATGGGTGAGTTAGCTATTATTGCTGCAACAGAAATATTTTCAGGTAGCATTGCTCCTACTGGTGATGCTTATGTTCTTGGTCAGGTATCTAAACTTGGAGCAAGAAAGACACTTGAAAAAATGACTAAGGATAAAGTCTTTAAAGCATCAGTTAATAAAGCTGTTAAAAGTAAAGTTAAAAAAGAATCAGCACTACTAGCAAAGCAATTTGCATTTACAGCTCCAACTAATGTTACTGGTTTAGCAGCTGAAAGAATGATTGGAGCCTATGATTTGGATACTGGAGAAGTTATAGAAGAGGGTAAAAATATTGGTGAAGCAACAGTAAATGCAATTACTCAACACGCAGTGGAACTTGCTACAGAAAGAGGTGGTGGTATTACTGGTAAGATTTTAGGAAAAATGGCTGCTCCATTGAAGAAAATTGTAGTAAAAACAGCTATTTATCAAGCATTAATGAAGGTATTTCCAAAGGCAACCAATGCTCAACTTACTGCAATCCTTAGTAAATCTGGTTGGAATGGAACCATTGGTGAGTTCTTTGAAGAAAGAGATGCTGATGTTTTGAATCAATTATTATTTAAGATGGGATTAGGTGACCAAGAGTTCACTGGCCTTACCTTAGACCAAATATCAACTGAACTTATTGCTTTCAGTATTATGGGTGGTGGAATAAATGCTTCTCAACGAGCAGTAGAGAGATTAACTAGGAAGACACCAAATGTCCCAGCTCCTCCAGCACCACTGGGAGGTATACCTACTGTAACTGATATCACACCTCCACCACCACCCAGTGCTGGACAGACTCAAATAGTTGACCAAGAGATTCAGGCTCAACCAGATACTACTGATGAATTTTTTACTACAAAGACAGATTTATCATTTTATGATGATGCTGTAAAAAGTGGTGAGGGTAAAATTGTATATATGTCACCAGATGAATATATTGATGCAATTGTTAAGTATAAAAAGACAGATGCTATATTTGGTGAGGTTAGAGAAATGACAAGAGAAGAGTTAGTTGGTTCGAGATTGCCAGATATGCCAAAAAGAAAAGAATATTTTGATAGTCAAATTGCACAGGGTGAAAAAATAAATGCATTATCAATAGAATCTAATTTTGATGATGTTGTAGGACAAGAGGGTTTACATAGAGCATTATGGGCAAAAGAAAAAGGTATAAAAAAATTACCAGTTGTTATTGTAGATAGAAATAATAAGCTAAAACAAATAAGTGATTCAGAGGCTATGACCAAGGGTCCCGGATACCAGAAATTCAGCAATTATGTGGATACAATGGTTGAAAATGGAACAGTCTTTCCAGAAGAAGCTGTTATTCTTAAAACATTATTTGAAGGAACTGATGATAAACTGTTAGCTGATTTAAGATTTGAAGATAATCCAAGATTATCGATGACTCTTGGTAGATTTAAAGCTAAAAGAGGATTAGTTGATAATATAATACCCGGTTCTCAAAAGATAGAAATGCAAAAAGGATTAGCCAATAAAGGAATAGCTCAAGCTAGTAAAGTATTTGTGCATGAGTTTGGTCATGCTGGTTTTAATATGGTATTAACTAATAATGAAAGAGTCATAGTCGATAAGGTTTTTGAAGAGATGACAAAGAGTGAAAGAATACAGTTGTTCAGTGAGCTTGGCGGTAATGTTAATTACTATGCTAGTAATCCACAAGAGTTTTTTGCAGAAGCTTTTGCTGGATATATATTTGAGAATAAGGTTCCAGCAACACAAATGGAACCACTTCTTAAAAGAATGGCTAATGAATTTTATAGAAGGTTAAGGAATCTGGTAATTAGAGGTGAGCAAAAGTCTGTTGAAATAATGCAGCCATTATTTGAAAAGATTTTAGCTGGAGATACTGATACTCCACTTGCTAAATTCTTGGTTAATGAATCTCCGAGTTTCAAGAAAGAACTTCAGAGTATGTTTAAGCAACGAGAAGATGTACCTCCAGAAGATAAATCTTTGTTTGCTACTGCTCCGACCAAGGAAGTACCTGTTGAAACACTTGCACCAGATGGTAATTCACCAGCTGATATGGCAGCTAAGGCAAGGGAGGAAGCTATTCAAGGCCTTCCACCAGACATTGCAGCAACTATTGAACCGCTGGAGCCTGTTATAGCTGGAGAAAAGAATACCCCATTATCACAGCAAGTAGGTATGCTTGATTATCTTCGAACACCTTGGAGAGTATTTGAAAAGATGGGGCTTAGACCAGTCTATCAAAAATTATTAGCTGGTTACGATGCTTATATGCAGGAACTACCAAAGAATATTGATAAGATTACAGAATGGTCAAAACGAGTTTCAAAAGAAAGTAACAAAAAGATTTTCCAATTTTTAGATGGTAATAAGGATATTGAATTAGATGCAAATGAAGCTCAAGTGGCCAGTGAGATTAAATCTTGGTTGGAACATTGGGCTGATAGACTTGGTATGAAAAAAGACGCTCGTATCACTGACTATATTACTCATATATTCCCAGCTGGAAGAGGTGGAGAAATTCCAGAAGAAATTGCTTACATGATTCGGGATAAAATTCCGGGTAGTACTTATAATCCTTTTTTACTTCAACGGCTTGGAGCTGAAGGATATGTTGAAGATACTTGGAAGGCTTTAGATGCTTACGCTAAGAGAGCAACTCGTAAAGCTAATATGGACCCCGGTCTTGCAGAGTTAAAGAAGGCAAGTGATAAACTAACAAATGATACCCAGTTAGATTATATAAATAGCTACGTTAGTAAAATAAATCTTCGTCCAAATAAGATTGATAAGATGACTGATACATCTACCAAGCAATTATTAGGATACAAACTTGGTGTTAGACCAACTGCAAATCTTACAAGGTCTATTAGAATGATGATTGCTAGGGCTAAGATTGGATTTTCAATGACTTCCTTTGCTAAGAATCTGACACAGGGCGTTAATACTTTTGCTGAACTTGGAAGTAAATATACTACTATAGGGTATGTGGACCTTGTTAAATTTGGCTCGAAGGAACTAGATGCAAATAATGTATTGATTGCTCCTTTTATTGAAGATAGAAAATACAGTGCAGTCAAAGGTGCACTTGAAAAAGCTGATAGAGTTGCCTTTTTAAATATGAACGCTTCTGAACTTATTAATCGTGGAGCTGCCTATTATGGAGCTAAGGCAAAATTTGTAGATGGAAAGATAAAACCAAAAGAATATAGAATGGCATTTGGAAAAGAAATGCCAACTGACTATACTCCAACATTAGAAGATGCAGTAGAGTATGGTAAGTTTGTAGCTGCTAAAACTCAATTTAAGTTCGGAGCATTGGATACTCCAGTAGCTATGAATAGTGATTTGATGAAAATGGTATTCCAATTCCAAACATTCTCTCTTAAACAGGGAGAGTTTATAGCTCAAATGGCCGTAAACAAAGAATATGCAAAACTTTCTAAATACATGGTTGCTTCAACAATGCTATTCCAACTTATTGGTAGTGCCTTTGGTATGAGTTGGTGGGATGCACTTTTCCCTTGGAGATTTGGTTTACCACCAGCAATACAATTCTTTGCAGACTTATTTAAAGGTGGAGTTACTGGAAAAGATAAGTATGGAAATGTACTAAATGCAAAAGATAGAAGTAAGGCAGTTGCTGGAACTCTATTTACTAATGTTGTTCCGGGTGGTGCTCAAATGAAGAGAACCGCTGAAGGTCTTGGTGTTGTAAATGAAGGAGCCTCACGAACTAAGGGAGGAAACTTTCAATATAAAGTTGATAAAACACCTAGTAACTATATTAGAGGAAGTCTATGGGGCAAATATAACCTTCCAGCTAGCAAGGAATACTATAAAAAGAAAGAAGATAAAGCTAAAGGGAAAAGTAGTAAAAGTAGTAGCAGAAGTAGTACGAATCCATTTAATCCAAATTAAAAACACCCTAGTTATAAGGGTGTTTTTTTATTGGTGCAATTAGACTTCTAGTACGGCCATAACAAGAGGGACGAAATTTAAAGCTGTCTTCTCTAGTCCATTCTCTTTAAGCTCTTTAATTAGAACTTCTTCTGCTCGAGCTGAAATCTCTGATGTAAGGTCAATTCCTTTATCCTTAGAAACTTCAGATAGAACTAATCCAAATTCGAAAGCTACTTTCAAGGTCTTATTACCGTAAACCGGTAATTTATACCTCATCTTTTTTAGGTTCATCTGTTTTTGGGGTTACTGGTTCTTCATCCATCTCATATTTTTCAATATCAGTATAGAAAACAACCTGTTTAATAATACCTCTTTCGTTTATCATTTGTTCTGCTGATACAATTAATTCCAAACCCTTACAAAGGGCTTCAACCTTCTTAACTTTTTCACCTGAACTTTTTTGTACTTCTTCTTTAGTCATTTTTTGTTATATTATTTATATTAAATTGTAACTATATTATTTTTAATTCTTTCTTCACAAATTTTTATATATTCAGATTCTTTTTCAATTAAGATAAAATTCCTATTTAGGTTACTACAAGCTACTCCAGTAGTTCCACTTCCAGCACA